GGTGTATATACGTCTAGTATTAATACCACGTCCTCAAATACTGTTAATTTTGTTTATATTATTGAGCGTTGCAGAGCTTGTAAACATGCTCATTCACAGAAAGGTGGAACGGGGTGTTATGATGTTGTAGGTGCATCAGTTGCCTTTGTGATATGTCAGTGCAAGGAACATGTGCCAGAAGACAATTTGGAATATTTAGAATACATATTAAACAAAAAGGAATCACTATGAAAAAAACTCTTGCATCACTCCTAACTATGCTGCTGCTCTTACCTGCTTGTGCTCTTAATAGCAATTTATGTAACCGATATATCTCAAATAGAATGGAATCTTCGTCTGTTCTTATGCATATGAAAATTCAAATGGTAACAAAAGATGAGGATACAGGTAAGGAAAAAATTCGATCTGGTTGGGGAACTTGTAGTGGAGTCTATATTAAAGATAATGTTATTTTATCTGCTGCTCATTGTGTAGATATGCGCGGCGAAGAAAATATTACATTAAAAGGCATATGGATTCGTTCTGGTCAACACTCTGCTCCAGCCGTCGTAATTAAGGTAGATCCTGCAGCTGATTTAGTACTTCTCTATACACCTCTACGTGGTATTCCAATTAAATTTGCTCGAACTGCAGACCGTGGTGAAGAATGTTTTGTTGTAGGTAATCCTCTTGGTCTCCAAGACGTTATGACTAAAGGTATTGTAAGTCGAGTTGGCTTAGCTCAGAAAGAAGAGAAAGCTGTATTTTTAATCATAGATGCTATTGTTCTTCCTGGAAATAGCGGTGGACCAGTTGTTGATTCAGGTTGTCACCTTATCGGTATCCTAACAAGATCTACTTCCATGATGGGGCCACTTGGAGCAAGTGGTTTAGGAATGGCAGTTGACCTACAGACTATTAGAAACTTTTTAAAGAGCTAAAAATGGGATTATATCCTATAGATTGTTTTGTTTGTAAAAAACCTTTTCTTTGGTGGAGCGGGAATCCCTACGATCAACGCTGCCCAGATTGCCAATCAAAAGACGGATTGAAAGAAATTAAATAAACTCCTTTAGTACAAAAAACGGGGCTTATCCAGTGCCCTCAACAAAACTGGATCTTAACGTAGAAAGGAGATGTATGGACATGTATAGAGATAGTTATATCGTAGCATTAATGGTAGGTGGGAAAATTCAAAAGGAAGCAGATGATGGTACAATTCTGATTCCGTTTGGGTCTGAGTATGTTATTCGTTTGAAGAATAAACTTCGCAAACGAGCTATTGCAGACGTATGGCTTGATGGTCGTATTGCTGCAAAAGGCATTGTTCTCGATGCTAATGGAACTGTGGACCTGGAAAGGTTTGTTGATGACAAGAACCTCTCTGAAGGAAAACGATTCAAATTAGCTAGGATCACAGATCCAAAAGTTGAGCAGCCTAATGATAGTGAGAATGGCTCAATTGAAGTAAATTTTTATCCTGAAAAAGATGAACCTGTTATTGAAAAAAAGACCATCCTTGAGCATATTAATTGCACCCCTCATAATGGTCATGGTTGGGGTGGGCATTGCACTTCGTGCTGCAACTGCTACATGTGTAATCCTAAATGGCGCACATCGTATTCAGGTAACATCACATATGGTGGAACAAGTACTGGTGGTTTAAGTGGTGGAAACATTATCTTAACTGGCAATCTTAGTTCTGATGCTACTGTCGGTCAAGCAGTATCTCCAAACAAGAGTATTCTTAGAGCAATGAATGCTTCTTTTACAGCCTCAGCTGAAGCAGCCCAGGTGAACCAGGTTAGTAATACCACACTAGATAGTTTCGCCTTGAACAATGCTTCAATGAGTCTTGGTGAGGCAGCAGCAACTGTTGAGGGAAGTACATCCTTGCAGAAGTTTAGTTATGTGAGTGTTGATGTAGATCGTTCTAAGCCTACTACCATTCGTCTTACGGTAAAGGGCTTGAGTAAAGTCCTTAATGTTTGTGAGTGTGGCTATAAGCGCAAGAAAGATGTTAAGTATTGCCCCAACGATGGTACACAACTAGTAGCGTAATTTGTTTAGAACAGTTTTGGGGATCTGTTTTCAAATAAAACCCCAATCAATTTTATGACTTATTACGAAGAACATAGAGAAGAGATATTAGAAAGGCAAAAACAAAATCGGCTTAGTGAGACTATTGAGCAGAGAACTTTGCGACTTACTAAAAAACTCGACTATAATAGACTCTATAAGGATGATATAGCTTCTAAACGAAGGAAGGTTAGGAATACTGAATCTCCTGAAAAGCATGAAGAACGCCTTGCTAAGTCTAGAGATTGGAAACGACTACATAAAGAAGAATTAAGTGCAAAGGTTTTTGCTCGTTTACAGATTGATGATAATTTTAAAATTGCAAAAAATTTACGTACTCGACTACAAAAAGCTTTAAAATATATTTGGAAATCAGGATCTGCTGTAAGAGATTTAGGCTGTTCTATTGATTTTTTGAAGACATACTTATCTACTAGATTTGATAAAGATATGTCCTGGGATAATTATGGTACGTATTGGGAGATAGATCACATTATCCCTTTGTCTAAGTTTGACCTTACTGATAGAGACCAATTTTTAAAAGCTGTACATTATACTAATCTCCAACCTTTAACAGTTTCAGATAATAGACGTAAAGGAGCAAATTAAATGGCTTTATCAAAACATGGTTCAGCAGCAAAAATTTCTATTATTAAGAATGCTGGGTTTACAATTGATAATAACTTCCTAGCTGAGATGATTTTAAAGCAGATCCCAGAGAAGAAGATAACAATGGATCAGCTTCATTCTGCCTTGAAGAGTATCGGAGTAGTTAACTATGGTGATGAAGATATGTCAATTCTGATTGATCGTCTTACTGCTATAGGGTTTTCAATTTTAAATTAAGTGGTAGATAAGAATCAAAGTATCATAAGAAAGTATAATATTTTCGCGTATTAATAGGAGCACTACGTTCTAAACGATTTTTAAGTGCAAAAGTCAAGTAAAGAGAGGAAATTATGCAACCAGATAGAGGCGAAAAGAAAGAGTTAACATATATCACTGAAGATGGAGAACTTAACGTTCCCGTCATGTTTGAAGCTGTCATGGTTAAGTACATGGGTCGAGTTTTGGATCTTATCCGAATCTCTGATATTTCTGAACGAAACTTAACACAACTTCAACGAACAATCAAAGATGATTGTTACGAAAAAATTAAATTTGCTAAAGCCATTTTAGAGAAGCATGGTATTGACGAGCCTAAGTAATGCCAATTCGAAAGATTAAAAATCCTAGAAGTTTTGATAAGTGTAGATCTTGTAAACATTCATATTTATCTCATACAGATTTGAATAGTCAAAATTGCTTGTGCCAATATGTCGTCGATGGGGCTTGTCGTTGTCCTGAATATTTACCAGAAGACAATCTTGAGTTTCTCGAATATAAATATGCCCAACGAAAATGAATGTCGTACTTGTGGACATTGCTGGGAACTGCACGATCACCATGGAGTGAAAAGGTGTTACCAGAATATGGGAGAGGATTACGGCTCACCAGATTTATTTTGTGATTGTAATACTGGTTGGGTTCCTGGAGATAATTTACAATTTTTGGAAATGAAATATGAGCGAAACAAATTGGCTATCGAATCTCGCAACAAAAGCAATGAGGATATGCCGACTCAATAAAGAGGCCGCAGGGAATCATCGTCAGGATATGACTGGTCCAGTCTTAAACAATTTGTTGAATAATGGTTATACGCAGGTGATGTGGAAAGCAAATGGATCTCATCATGGTAAATGTCAGGATCTTAATGGTGAGGTTTGGGATTTACAACATTTTTTAAACACAACTGAATATGATGCACCCTTGTTTTCTCGTTCTCATCCAGGTGATGAATCTTGTACATTAGAAGTAACTGGTCCTAGTTTGTCACCAGTTGAAGTTGACTCATACGGTGATGTAGACACAGATATTGGAACCTCTAGACCTATGAAGGCCCCAGTCGCACCTAAAGTAAAGCCCAGGGCTCCAGCACCAGCTCCAAAGGTTGAACGAGTCCCTGAGAAACCTGAGACAAAAATCCGTTATGTACCAGAAGAAGTTCATAAGCAGGTTAAAGACCCCTTTGAATCAGAACGTTTGACAGATGAAGAATATCTTCAGTGGCTTAAAGATTTAGAAAATGAGCAAGTTCAAGAATCCATTCCAACTAAGAAAGAATTGACAGATGATGAGTTGGATGAGATGCGAAATTTTAATAAAGAAACTAGCAAGAAAGTACCCAATTGGATTACAGGATTATTTAAAGGATAATTTACTATGAGTTTAGTTAAATTAGGTTCTCATTTACGCATTTTAAAGACAGCAGCTATTGCTGAAGATGTGTTTCTTGAAGCACCAGCCGCAACCAAAACACCTGTATCAAAAGTTATCGAAGCTAAAAATTCAGATTTCTTATACTATCGTGCCCGTGCAATTTCCGCTGGTGATCAAGGTCCTTTAAGCAAGGATGGAAGTCGTAGCTGGAATTTCAATGGTAATAAAGACTATTTTCCTCGTAAAGAATTAGAATCTTCTTATGAGACATTTGTAGGGCGTAATATTTTCTTGGATCATAACTCTGAGAGTTCTTTATATTCCATCGGTAAGATCATCGATGCATTGCCTATTGATGATAAGCAGACTGGTGAATTCTATATTGAATTAGTCGGTAAGATTGATCGTACTCTTCATCCTGAAATTTGTCGCAAGATTGAAACAGGTGAATTGAATAGCACAAGTATGGGCTGTTCAGTTGATGAGTCTATGTGTTCTATTTGTGGTAAAGTACTTCATTCCGATGCTGATGATAAATGTGATCATATGGGCATGAATCTGGGTAAAGAATTCCCAGCCGAAGTTGATCTACCTGAGTATAGTATTAAGAAAGGGGATATGATCCCTTGTTTTTCTATTAATAAAGGTATTGTGTTTAATGAGGACTCGATTGTAGGAGTTCCTGCAGATCCAACAGCTGTTATTAAAACCGTTTTGTCTAATATGAAAAGTCAGGTTTCAAAGAAAGGTTCATTGTCAAAGAAAGAGCAGTTAGACTTATCTGCACAGATGGATAAACTATTTAATAAATTAGATGATACTACTAAGATCCAACTAAAAGCTGATTTTTGTGGCATTTGCCCACCAGTTGAAAAGGAGTCGTCCATGGCTGATAAGAGCGTTGTTCCAAATGATGAAACAAAAAAGATTTTAAATAAGATTTCGGCTTATGAGATGGAACAGCTTGAGTCTTTTATAACCCATAAGACCAAGAAAGCTAATGATATTGCCAGCCTGGAAGTTGTGGCTGATTCAGCTGCTAAAGAAGAGTCCTTCCTTTCTAAGATTGTTGCTAAAGTTAAAGAATCCCTTTCTAAAGAAGCTGCTAAGTGTGAACGTTGTGAGGATCTTAAATCTGAAAAAGACCCTAGCCATGAATATGATCCAGATTGTGCAGGTTCTCTTTGTGCAAAACATGAAGAAGAGTGGAATAAAAAGAAATCTTCAGTTACAGCTAAATTTACTGAAGATAAAAATAACGTTTTAGATTCAACATGGTCTGTTAATGATGGTGATAAATGTGTTCTCGAAGCTTCCTTAAAGGAAATTTGGGGATCTCAATTTGAGATCATGTCATTCTCTGATCAACTTTGGGCAACCAGTGGTGAGTATGCTAACGAGATCATTGCTCGTTATACGAAAGAAGGTATTGAGAAGCTTGCTGATGCATGGGATGTTTCCCATAAGCTTTCGAAAACAGCTGCTGAACCAAAGATGGGTCCTTCAGGTACACGCGCAAAACCATCAACTGGTACAAGTAACAAAGAACATAGCTATCCAACAAATCCTAAATTTGAAAAACCTAAACCAGGAACAAGTTCAAAAGGTCCTGCAGCACCAGCTCATAAGGATGTAAAGGACTCTAAGATTGAAATGCCTGGTCAAGAGAAAGGCCAAACAGGTCCAGCAGCTCCAAAGGCTAAAGTAGTTAAAACTGATTATGCAGAACCAAAGGTAGACGCAGAAGGTAAGGAAGTAAAAACAACTCCTAAGAATCCAGAGGAGAAGAAAACAGAGAAGTCTCAGAAAGAAGTGAAGACTGATTATGTTGCCGAAGGTAAAGAACGAATGGAAGAGGAAGAAAAAGAAGGCGATAAGAAATCAGATAAAAAATCTGCTCTTATTAGCTGGGCTTCTCTTACTGTTCCAGCACAGGCATTCATTAAAACAGCTGCAAAAAAATATATTGAAAGTGGAATGAAAAATGCTGAAGCAGTTGCGAAAGCACACAGCGAATTTATAGCTCAGGAGACCGATATGAAAAAGCAAGCATCTGATGGCACACCAGACGAATCAGTTGAAGGATCAACATTACCCGACGGTACAAAAACGATGGGTGATAAAGTAGAAGAATCCGTTCAAGGGACAACCGTTCCTGGTGGAGCAAAACCATCCGCAGCTCCTGAGACAAGTGCTCAAGGTGATACAGAGCATAAGACCCCAAATTTGACGAAGAAACCTGATGAAGCAGTAAAGGGTACAACAACTCCAGCAGATCATATTCCTAATACTCAGAAGAGTGATGAAAGTTCCAAAGGAACAACTTTTCCTGATAGTAAGAAAGAAGTTGGAGATAAAGCTGAATCTGCAGTAAAAGAAGCTGCTAAATCTGAAAGCTCTGCCCCAATTGAAGCAGTTCAAGATAAACCAGCACTTTCTAAGGCAACCGCTGGAGATACACCTGAAAGTTCACGCGAAGGTGGCGATCTAAAGAAAGATCCTAAAGATATTGAATCAGTTAACAAAAAGGCCGCAACTGAAATGCCTATGCCAGAAGATAAAGGTCCTATGGAATCTATGAAACCTGAGATGCCTGTAGATGAAAAACCTATGGATCTTCCAATGGGTGGACCTAAGACTGATGCTCCAGGCGCAGAAGTGTCTGCCTTTGACACTGCTGAGAATGTTGATATCGGTGAAGGTTATACAGCCAGCAAGGATAAAGAATCTAAAGAAATTATTGTTATGAAAGATGGTCAGGAAGTCAAACGTTTACCAGATGGTTTTGGTAAAGACATGACTGTTGTTCTACCTCTTATGAAAGCTGTTCTTGGTCTTCCTCCTGAAGCAGAAGCAAAACCAGAAGTTCCAGGTATTGCAGCTCCAGTAGAAGAGAAGATGGAAGAGCCTAAGATGGATGAACATCCAGGTGCTGAAGAGGCACATGAGGATGAACTAGGACTTAAAGAATCTGCTCTTAAGATTAAAGAAGCAGCACTTGCGGAAAAAGAAGCAACAATCAATGCAAAAGAAGCAGCAATTGTCGCTTCTGAAAAGGCAAAGAAATTTGCTTCTGTAATTCAAGTTCGTGCAGAACGTTGCAAGAAAATTGTAGCTGCATTAGTTGAAAAAGATGCTCTTCAAATGAGCAAAGAAGTCTATGAAAGCGAAATGAAAATTGGCACATACCTATTAGATGCACAGAAGAAAGCATTTGAATTCGCCATTACAGCAAAACAGAAAGAACTAATGGCAATGGATGACAATGCACTTCTAGCCACAGAGAAAGTAGTTTCAGATCTCAAGTCTCCTGCAACTTCAGTAAATACAAAGAGAGCAAATCGTATTTTCGTCTCTCCTTCATTTGGTGAAGAGCTTTCAGAAGATGCTCAATTGAAGAAAATCTTTGACACATTCGGAACAAAGAATCGTCCTCAGTAAGATTTAGACACAAACCTTGTCATTTCGTGAGAAAGGTGACATTGTAAGGCTTTTGAAGTAAGAGAAGTTTAAAAGTATAAAAGACTACCCGATTTCTCACAAGATGATGTGAGACCTTTAAATAAGATCCACAACTAGAATAGAAACGACTCGATGGAATAGAAATAAAAAATACATCAAGGAGTCTCAAAATGGCAATTCGACAAATTAAGGAAGTAAACCGTTCCACATCGTATCCAATCGCCTCTGGTAACATCGTAGGTGGCAACTTGCTTCAATTGAATGCAGCTGGTCAGCTCTTGCCTTGGGATCATACCCAGACATCTGGACAGCCTTACGGTCTAGCAATTGAATCCAACATCTTCTTCCCTCTTCAGCCAGCAAACGGTGAAGTCGCAGGACAGGGTTATGACTACACCAACTTCAACCGTGGTGGACTCGAATCTGTGTACCTAGATGGTGGTGACTTCGTTCTTTATAACGATGGTCGTGGGTTCCCATATGATGCAACAGCAACATATGCCGTCAACGCAGCCGTCTATGCTTCTGCAACAACCGATGGTCTTATCACATCTGATGCAACAAGCAGAGTTATTGTTGGTTACGTTGTAAGCTTCGACGTTGCAACAGCACCAACCCAGTTGGAAATTAAATCGATTATCTAAGAAATTAGGTATAGGTTCTAGTTGTAAACAAGATTGGTCGTGAGACTGACTTGTAATTTAAAGGAGAAATTTATTTATGAACGATATTAACAAAGAAGCAGCCTTGGAAGTTCTTTCAAGCGCACAAGTAGAAGAGAAGTTAACACGCTTGATGAATTCCCCAGGTGGACTTCAGAAAATCGCACAACAGATGCTATCGCCACTCAAACGCGAACTTCTATATGAAGGACGCATTCGCCAACTCTTCCAGACCTATAAACTAGCTCTCGGAGAAGAAGCAGTGTTCGATGCTGATGTTGATGTACCAGCTGCAAGCATTTCCGTTGAAGGTTTGCCAGCACAGCTCGAAGTTTTAGCAGATCGTATTCGCGTAGAAACGTCACCTATTTCTACTCGCCCAATGATCCGTTGGAATGAATCGAACTTCCGCAAATATGACGTTCTGAACAGAACACAAGAACGCGCAAAAGCATCGATCATGTTACAGGAAGATACCCGTGGTTATAATTTGATCAACTTCGCAAGTGGTTTGACAAATCAGACACCCGCAGCATCTCTCGCTGGAACAACCGCTGCAACCAACAACCCTTCAGTTATCGCCAATGGCGCAACTGGATTGTCCATGTACACCTTGGCTACCGCAATCGTAACCCTCAGCTCAAAGCTCTTGGTTGCCAGCAAATTGTACATCAACCCACTAACACGTCGAGACTTGTTGTTGTTCAACAATGCTCCAAGTGGTAATGGTGGACTTGGTATCTTCGCTCCTAACTTCCAAGACACAGCCCTCAAAGCTGGTCGCGTAGGTGGAATCATGGGCGTAGACGTTCTAGAGTCTGTCGTTGTTCCTTCTAATGCCTGTTTCGTATTGGCTCCAGCTGATTACCTCGGCGTGTTGGCAATCCGTACAGATCTATCAGTCGAAACAATGAAAGATGTAAACAAAATGGCTGACGTATTCGCCATTTGGGAAGATCTAGGATTCTTGATCCGATACGCCAAAGGTATCGTCAAAATCACACTTCCATAATCTGTTGATACATTGGAGGGATTCAGCTTTGCTGGGTCCCTCTAAGTGTATTAATAGTTGCAAAAATTATTAACATATGGTATACTTGTAAAGAAGAGTTTGTTTAGTGGGCTTATAGTATAACAGGATTATGCCACATTTGCAATGTGGTGATACGTGTGCGACTCACGTTAGGTCCACTAAGCAAATTCAGTTTACTTCGCTGTTGGGTAACTCAATGGTAGAGTGCATCCCTGTTAAGGATGAGGTTACTGGTTCGAGTCCAGTCCTAACAGCTGAATAAATTTAAATAGAAGAAAGTAAAATAAATCCCCCTTACTCGTAAGAGTATGTTTTCTTCACAAGATGACTAAGCATAGTATGTTGTTCTTGGGGATAGTTTTGTAAATATCATCAGGGATTGGCGTACTGGTAGCGTTATAGTCTTGGATACTATAGGAGAAGGTTCGATTCCTTCATCTCTGACCATATTTATAAAATTTATTCCCTCATTCGTTTCGACGGTGAGCGCAGGGCTGTTAGAAAGCTCTTGCATTATGGCTGTGCAGGGAAAAACCCGACAAGGAACATAGCCTGACGTGGAAGTAGATTAAAAGCTCCTGGGCTTAAAAAATCCAGGAACGATTTGTTTAAGAATCGAGGATTAGATAGCTAATTTACTTTGATAAGAAGTTTTAAAAATATTGTTGTAAGGAGATTTAACATGGTAGAAAATTGGGTTTTAAAAGCTGGCGGCGTAATGCAGAAATTTGCTGTACTTCCACAAGCACCTCTTATTACAAGCGCAAATAAAGTTCTCAATGCTTCAGGTTCGGCATTCAGCTATACGATCACAGCTACAAATGGTCCAGAAGCATTTTATGTAGATGCGCTTCCTTATGAATTATCTATTAATACAACCACAGGAGTAATCAGTGGAACAACTTGGCTTAATAGCAAAGGTGTATATAATCTTGTGATTCATGCAGTTAATGAAGGTGGCGTTGGTTCGATGGTGTTACAGGTCTACGTTCACTAATTTAGTATACTCAGCAATTGGTCCTATAAGAAGTTCTTATATCCAACCTGAGTCAATTTCGCGGGTTAAGGTTCTGGTGAACCTATGGGTCTCATAAGCCTATCTAGAGTGATTCGATTTCACTATCCGCAACCATTTGGTGAACCTGTTGTTCATGTGCTGGAGACCAGGATGCTCTTTTGCAGGAGCTTAAAGATAATCTGGGGAATTGCTTCCCCGAAGTGCATGATCCACCAATTAATTTAGGATGACGATCCTAAGAGCCGTGTTAAAGCATGTAACACACGGATAAAACTCATCAAACATGCTCCAATTTTGAAAAGAAGGTAGTCCTCATTCACGCTTCGTTTTATACATTAAGAATCTCATCTCGTTCAGATTAGAGTTTTAAAAATTTAATAAATTCAAGGAGACTTAAATAATGGTAATGTTAACACGCTCACTCACAAATGCAAGTTCTACAAATCCTGTCACTTTGTTCGTTCCAGGATTCGATCCTACAAATCCTCTCGTAATTGCTCCTAGTGCAACGGTGGATCTTTTATCTGCAATGGATGCACAGTCACTTCATGCAATGCAACCTAGCATTGCTTCACTTATTGCTTCAGGTGAAGTTATGCTTCCAGATCCAGTTAATGATACAATTGATTCATCTGTATTATTTCCTGCTGCAATGATGAATTGGATCTCAGCCAATGATACACAGATTGTATTTAGTCCTACTGCTTCCTCTGCAACACATCTGGTTGGAGCTGCTACTGCTCTTCAAGTACAGAGTGCAACAGGTGCAATTGACTCATGGGATGGCAATACAACTGTAGTTGTTTCCGTTGCTTCTGGTGGAACAGCTCCACGTATTAATGGACATGTTTCTCCAGTTACTGTTACAATGAGTATGGGACAAGCTGCAATCGTTGTTACAGATTCAGCAGCAGGAAGTGTGCATTTAGCACTTTCAGCTCCTAGCCGCTCGTTGACAGTAAGTTCCACATACAGTGCTACACTAAGCTAAAGAATCTACATTGGAGGGATCGCAAGGTCCCTCTGAATGTAGTTTTCTCAAGTAAGTCCTATGCAGTAAGATGTGTGCATATTCGCCTGTATAGGCATTGCACAGATTTCGTATTCAAGCCTAAACGCCTCGAATAGAAGAATTTAGTTTGACAAGAATATGTAGAATAAAAATATGATATAAATAAGGAGATTTACAATGACAGACTTTTGGATTTTAAAAGCTAACAATATTTTAGAAAAGGTTACACCAGACTATAAAGCACCAGTTATTACCAGTGTTGGTGATATTGCTGTCAGTCTTGGTAATGCTTACCTTCTTTCAGCTTCCACATTCGCTGTTTTAGGTGATACAGCAGTTACAAACACTGGAGCAACTGTACTCCATGGGGATCTCGGTATTTCTCCAGGATCTACAATTACTGGTTTCCCTCCAGGCACATATACAGGCACGTTACATGCAGGTGATACAATCGCTGCTCAGGCTCATGCTGATGCAACCGCAGCAGCAACGGCATTGAAGGCTCTTACACCCACGACTGATATCTCTTCAACAGATCTCGGTGGTTATACAGCTGTTCCAGGTAATTATGCTTCGTCTTCCACTGGTATATGGGGTGCTGGTCCATTGACATTGAATGGAGCAGGACAATATGTATTTACATTTGTAGATGCTCTCACGATGCCAGCGAATGCCTCTGTTGTATTAGAAAATGGTGCTACAGCTGACAATGTGTACTTTGTAACTGGTACAACCTTCACCTTTGGTGCAGATTGTATTGTTAATGGTAATATCTTAGCAGGTACTTCTATTACCTTTGCTGCAGCAAGTGTACTCAATGGTCGTGCTCTTACATACGGCCCTTCTGGTACAACTGTTACATTCCCAAGCGCAGCAACAGTAAATGCTCCAGCTAGCTTAGGTACAGCATTTAGCTATCAGATTACTGCGATCAATACACCAACATTATTCTATGCAACGTATTTGCCATGGGATTTGACTATTAATCATGCAACAGGATTAATCACTGGTAATATTTTTCCTAATAGTGTCGGAGAATTTCGTATTCCATTGCAAGCTTGTAATGATGCTGGTTGTGGTACAAAAATACTAACAATCTTAATCTAATAAATAGGTTACGATAAAGATTACATAGGAAGGGTCGAAAGGCCCTTCTATTGTAATTTTTAAATTGTTGTACAAAGAAAAGGAAAGCTATGCGATTACGAGTCAAAATTAAGAATGCAAAAGAATGCCGTACTGAATTGAACTTCCCCGATTTATCCGTTAGATACAATAACGGATGGGCTCCTTCTTTAAAAGTAGTAGAGGGCCAGGAAATACCTTTAGATGTACTAGATCCTGAAGATGTGAGGAAGAGTATGAAGGTTGGAAGTCTCCGAGGATATATGGATAATGGTTGGATTGAAGAAATTACTTCTGATTCCACTACAACTTCTGAGATCGTAGAAACAAAACTTTCCCATTTTATTACTGAACAAATGATTTCAGCTCCTGGAATGATTGCTCCACTTAAACCACTTCCAGTAGCACCACCTGCAGTAGAAGAAGTTCTCTCCAAAACAAATTTACCTGAAACAGTAACAGAAACAGAAAAGACTGTGATTACTGTTATACCAGCTGAGCCAATTACTGATTTAACTCTTGTAAAAACATATGAAGATTTTGAGAGATTATCTCACTTTTTGAAACTTCGATTTATAAAAGATTGCTTAGATAGTACTTTATTAAGAGATATTTTAGGTAAAACTCCCTCAGTTCAATTTAAAAATAATATTACTTTAAGAC